GGCGTTGGCCATGGATCGTGGGCTGTGTGTTAAAATCAGGACCGGATCGACGATGCAGTACGTCAAAAATCGCCCCGGTGCAGATGGCGAAAAAGGTCTCTGGGTGGCGGCTTTATTAGCCAATAATCCGGATTTATCGTCGACTGAAATCGCTGAAATGACCGAAGTTTCACGGCAGTATGTCAACAAATTAAAAAGAAATTTCCATGCATTTTAGGTGGAAACTGAAGTGGAAACTGGTATCAGGTCAGTTTCCAAATTTACCCCTTTCAGTTTCCAGCCAGTTTCCACTTTTTAGCCTCAAAATTGGGGTTTGGAAACTGAACAGTGCGACAAATGGCGCGACAAGGCAAAAAAAGTGTCGCAGTTTCCACTTGGAGTTTTTGTGTAATTCTCTAAAAATAAGCCTTTTATGACTAAATTAAGTGGAAACTATACTGGAAACTGAGCACTCTCTATCCCCCCTTACAGGGGGATAAATACGGGGCGTTTGAGACGCCCCCGTATTTTATCCCCTGTGATAAGAGGGGGACGCCGCGCATGAAGAAGCATAAATAAAAAAATCATTTCCGACTGGCTATGTCGCCAAATGAGAGCTTTACATACCAAGGTCAACCCCTAACCAAAGGAGACGCCATGAAAAACAAAAACTATGCCAACGCCAGAGACGTCCTGCCGGAGGAATTGCTTGAGCAGGTAAGAGAGCATTACACCGGAAATCTGTACATCCCCGGCAAGGAAGAGGTAAAACCCCGAACCGAGCTGATCATTACCTTGGCTAAATCAGGCGCGGGTGCCGCCGAGATCGCCAGAATAGCGGGAGTATCTACCCGGAGGGTGAATCAGGTGATCGCAAAAAAGCGCAGGAGAACCTGGGAGTGGATCGAATAACGCGCCGTGTGCGCGGCCGTCCCATGAAGCGGCGCAAGGGTAATAGTACCGTGCTTCAGCCTTAAAAGCGCACACAGGGGCGTTTCTGCGCTTCTGTGGGCGTTGTGGGGGGATAGGAGTCGCCAAGGGGGGAAGAAATTTGGTTCCCCCCTCGGAACCACCCTCTAAAGGGGCAGCGGAAGGGGTGAAGCTAATAAGCAGACTTGCTTGCGCCTGATAAAAAAATACTATTCACTAACTACCAATTACTTACAAAATCATTAAAAATCCATATTACACCGCTTTTGGGGCGGTGTTTTTTTGTCAATTTTCCCCAAAAAGGAGTCCTTCTATGGAAATTATCCAAATGAAAATCGCGGACGTAATTCCTTACGAACGCAACCCGCGCATAAACGAAAACGCAATCGAGGCCGTGGCCGCATCGATTAAAGAATTCGGCTGGCGCGCGCCCATCGTCGTCGATGAAAACCACGTCATCATCTGCGGGCACACCCGGCTTCTCGCCGCCAAACATCTGGGACTGGATACCGTCCCGGTCCATATCGCAAAAGGGCTGACGCCGGAACAGGTCAAGGCTTATCGCATTGCCGATAATAAAACCAGCGAGATCGCTGAATGGGATTATGACTTGCTGCCACTGGAACTGGCCGATCTGCAGCAGGCCGATTTCGATCTGTCGCTTTTGGGCTTCGACGCGGACGAACTGGATAAGCTGCTCAACGGCGAGGATGCGGTTGCCGAGGGCATGACCGACCCGGACGAGGTTCCCGAACCGCCGGAGGAACCGGTCAGCAAACGCGGTGAAATCTACCAGTTGGGAAATCATCGGCTAATGTGCGGTGATTCCACCGATAATGCTAATGTCGAAGCATTAATGCTTGGTGAAAAAGCGAATCTATTGCTCCAGGACCCACCGTATAATGTCGCTTACGAGGGCGGCACGGCTGAACATTTAACCATTCAGAACGATAACATGGATGACGCGGCGTTTTCCAACTTCCTGACAGATGCCTTCAAATGCGCGGTTGAAGTAATGAAGCCGGGAGCGGCGTATTACATCTTCCATGCAGATTCCGAAGGCTACAATTTTCGCGGAGCGTGTAAAGCTGCCGGGCTTCAGGTGCGTCAGTGCCTGGTGTGGAAAAAAGACTCTTTAGTCCTGGGAAGACAGGATTATTTGTGGATTCATGAGCCAATCTTGTACGGCTGGAAGGATGGTGCCGCCCACAACTGGTACTCCGACCGCAAACAAACCACCGTATTGGAGTTCGACCGCCCGAAACGAAGCGAGTTGCATCCTACTACAAAGCCTGTCGAAATGCTGGTTTACCTCATCAAAAATTCTTCTCAACGCGGTGAACTGGTCGCTGATTTCTTCGGTGGTTCGGGGAGTACGCTGATCGCCGCAGAACAAATCGGCCGCAAGGCGTATCTCATGGAACTGGACGAAAAATACTGCGACGTCATCCGCAAACGCTGGGCGGAATTCACACACGGCGAGGGTTGCGACTGGCAGGCATTAACCCCGAAAATCCAAGGAGAAACTGGAAATGAATAAAAATATATTGAAGATATCCCCCGCAAAAGCACACATAATGCGCATAAGGATCAAGGAAATTGGATTAAAAACTCCTGAATGGTTCGACAATTTGAGCGATGCCGAACTGGCCGCCTGCTACAACGGCGCGGGAGGCGACCACACGCCTAAAGCGATACGAAAAATTCTCACCCGACTGTTGGGATTTGCTCCTGAAGCGATCCTGATTCATGACGCGGAATTTCAGTACACAAAAAACTTCCTTCCGCTTGATTATTACAGCCAGCAGAATTTCCATGCCGCCAACCGGAGGCTGGGAGAAAACGCCGAAATCCTGGCAAAACTAAGCAGGCCGTGGTATTCGCTCATCCGCTACTGGAGAGTATTCGTTGCCCGGCATGCCCGTTATGTATGTGATGAATGGGGGTATGACGAATGGATAATTTAAGTCCAAACCAACTAAGGATTACAGCTTTATCCGCATCCGATCTGGTGAAACTTCTGAAACGTTCGGGCAGCCGTACTGTTTCAGAGGAAACGGTCAAAGAAGACGTCGCCAACGGCGCGCCGGTAAATCCCGACGGAACTTTCAACCTCATAAACTATGCCGCATATCTGGCAAAGGATACTGACGATGCCGCAAATTAACCCGTCCTCAATGCGCCCGGTGGAAGTGGCGCGGCTGATAAATTCCACAGAACTGGGCTTTGTGCTGCCGCAGGCGCGGATCTACCGGGATTTCAACCGTGTGGGGTTCCGTATAGCCGCTTCCGGCAACCCGCGGAACATCAATCTGCTCAAGTACATCGCCTGGATGTTTGACCAGGAACACACACAACAGGACGAATCGGCGGTGCGTTCGTATGAAGAGCGCCGGGATGCCGAACGGCAGCGCCAGGCGGAGCAGTCGATTTCCGGTCGCGACATCGGTCCTTTGCCGGAAATCGGCAATCCCCGGCGAAAAGCTGAGTGCGAGCGCAATTTCCGGCTTTTCTGCGAGTGTTATTTCCCGGAAACCTTCTCCCTGGAATGGTCCGAGGATCACATCAAAGTGATCACAAAGATCGAAACTGCGGTATTGTCTGGCGGCTTGTTCGCGCTGGCATTGCCTCGCGGTATGGGCAAAACTTCACTTGCCGAAGCCGCCTGTTTATGGGCGATGCTTTACGGACACCGCGAGTTTGTGGCTCTGATCGGGGCGACGGAAGGCGCCGCGCTGGAAATTCTCGACAGCATCAAAACCGAACTGGACGTTAACGAGCTTTTGGCCGAGGACTTCCCGGAAGTGTGTTTTCCGGTAGCACAGCTTGAGGGGATCGCCAATCGCTGCGCCGGACAGCTCTATCAGGGCGTGCGCACCCGGATCACTTGGACGAGCAACGAAATCGTCCTGCCGACTATCAAAGACAGCCGGGCCAGCGGGATCATTGTCCGGGTAGCTGGGATTACCGGGCGGATTCGCGGGATGAAATACAAACGTTCCGACGGCCGGAACGTGCGCCCGTCGCTGGTGATAATCGACGATCCGCAGACTTCGGAATCCGCTGGGAGCCTGGAGCAGACCCGAAAAAGAATCCGGGTGCTTGGCGGGGATATTCTCGGATTGGCCGGTCCGGGTCAGAAGATTTCCGGAGTCATGCCGTGTACCATCATCCGTCCCGGCGACATGGCTGACACCATTCTAGATAAAAACAAGCATCCGGACTGGAACGGAGAAAAGACGCGTATGGTTTATAAGTTTCCGGACAATATGAAACTCTGGGAAAAATATGCCGAGCTCAGGGCCGAGTCATTGCGCACCGACGGCAACTTCCAGGCGGCTACCGATTTTTACCGGGAAAACCGTGAAGCAATGGACGCCGGAGCGGAAGTATCGTGGGAAGCGCGGTACAACCATGATGAAATCTCCGCGCTTCAGCATGCCATGAATTTAAAATTTCAGGACGAGACGGCCTTCCGGAGCGAGTACCAGAATGACCCGTTACCGGATGATGACAGTGATGAGGCCTTGCTGACTGTGAATGAAATCGCTTCAAAAGTCAGCGGCCTGAAACAGAGTCGTATCCCGATGGACTGCGACAAACTGACAATGTTCATCGACATCCAGAAAGCGCTGCTTTTCTATGTCGTTACCGCCTGGAACGATGAGTTTACCGGCGCGGTAATCGACTACGGCGCCTGGCCGGATCAGCGGCGCAGGATGTTTTCGCTGGCGGACGCCAACCCGACAATCCAGAGTGTTTTTCCACAGGCAGGATTTGAAGGAGCTTTGTATGCATCACTGACAGAGTTGACGGATGATTACTTGTCGCGGGAATGGCCGCGCGAGGATGGCGCGATGTTCAAGGTTGAACGCGCTATGATCGACGCCAACTGGGGGCAGAGTACGGACATAGTATATCAGTTCTGCCGTCAAAGCACACATTCGAACCTGATCATGCCGTCGCACGGCAGATACGTCGGGGCCAGTTCAAAGCCGATGACCGAGTATCGGAAAAGGCCCGGCGACCGGCTTGGTCTGAACTGGATGATTCCGAATGTCGCCGGGAAACGGGCTATCCGGCATGTGATCTACGACTCCAACTTCTGGAAATCGTTCATCCATGCCCGGCTGGCAGTGGCGGTCGGCGACAAGGGCAGCCTGACGTTTTACGGTCGGGCTCCGCTGCAGCATCAGCTCATAGCCGAACACCTCACGGCAGAATATCGGGTAAAAACCGCCGGGCGCGGCCGGGTAGTCGACGAATGGAAAATCCGGCCGCAGCACAACGACAACCATTTTTTCGACTGTCTGGCGGGTTGTGCCGTTTGTGCCTCGATGCTGGGAGCGACCCTCCCGGAATTCGGGAACGGAACCAGAATGCGCAAAGGCGCGATTAAGCTCTCAAACCGGAGAGGCGGCAGCCGCGAAATAGGCAGCGGCAGAATGTCCGGTGAGAAAATTAAGCTTTCAGAAGTGCGCAGAAACAAGCGATAAGCTCGTTTTAACCTATTCTTCGCGAGAAATTTTCATTAAAGACGCTTCCATCCCCAGTTTAGCGGGTCTGAATTTCGCTCCCAGCTCGTATGTACTGAGTGGAAAGGCAATCACTGTCGAAATCTCAAAGGAGGCTCTATGCAGAAAGAAATACAGACTAATTCACCGCTTCAGGAAGTCGCTCAGATTCTCGCCAACGGCATTATTCGCCTGAAAAAGAAAGGGAAGCTGAAATAATGGATACAAACCTTGAACAGAAAATCAAAGATAATGCTTCCGGGCCGAAATCGGCGGAAAGCGATGGCCAGAAAGTCGAACAGCATTCGATAGCCGACCAGATTGCCGCTGACCGCTATCTGAACTCGAAACAGGCGGTTAAAAAAGCCGGTTCCGGGCTGAAAATCAGCAAAATGAGCGCATCGGGGGCGTAAATATTGAAGAACTTTTTATCCACAATTTTCAAAGGGAAAACTACCCGCGAGGTATCGTCGCGGCATCCCGGCCGGGTTATCCGGGCGCGGTTCGACGCGGCGCAGACGACGCATGACAATAAACGTCACTGGGCGGCGGCGGATCATTTGTCGGCTGACATGGAGGCGTCGCCCGATGTACGCCGGACGCTGCGGACGCGGTCACGCTACGAGGTGGCGAACAATTCTTACGCCAAGGGGCTGGTGCAGATGCTGGCAAACGACTGCATCGGTACCGGCCCCCGGCTCCAGATGCTTACTTCCGATGAGGATTTCAACGATGAAGTCGAAACCGAGTTCATGCAGTGGGCGGAAGCGGTTAGACTGGCGGCGAAACTTCGCACCATGCGGATGGCGCGGTGCCAGGATGGCGAAGCCTTCGCGGTTATG